GATTCTAAGATTGTTAAAGTACTTTCTAAAAAAACTGGAGTAAATGGTAGAGCATCAATTTCATGGGCTGAGCAAAATGGTGTTGATTTGGAAAAAATAGCTAGTGATGTGGAATCAAAAAAATTAAATCCGATGGATTTTATGACTGCTGTTGTGGGTGGTACTGGAAATAAATACGCTAAAGATATAATTGCAAAGTATTCTCAAGGTGGAGCATCTGCTAAAGCTGAACCAAATGATGGATTTGGTTGGGGACCTGAAACTGACAGAAAACCTGCTAGTTCACTTCCAAAGAAAGCATCTCAATTAAATTCCAAACATTCAAAGATGGTTCAAGATGTAGTAAATGCGGAAACAGGATTAAAAGGATATATTGATACTGATGATAATACCGGTGCATTTATGTATAATGCTGGTATAGGTGATACACCAACATACACATTATATTTTGGAAGTAATGATGATTATGGTAAGCCGAATGAGTTCAGAGTAACTTTAGAATCTACTTATGGTAATGACCCATCTGATTTAGAAGGTAAGATTGATAAATCTTTCAAATCAGCTGATGAAGCTATGACGTTTATGATAGCGGTTGCTAAGAAATATAAGAAAGAATTGGAAATGGATGATGAAGATACAAACGAATCAACGAAACTAACATCAATGATTAAAAAATAAAAAAAAGGGAGAAACTAAAAATTCTCCCTTTTTTATTTGGTATACTCGACTATTTTTCGTATATTTGTGTATATCCACAATCATATATAAATGCCAATAGCTCTACAAAATATACTTAAAAAAGATTTGGAATTCTGAATAATTTATCGTATATTTGTATTTCTATTATATTTATTAATGTAACGGAGGTGAAGGACACTCACCTAAATAAAACCATAAAACATAAACTCTTAAAACTTAAAAGACATGGCTATTAACTTAGACGCAATTAAGAGCAGACTTAACAAACTGCAAAACACCCAAAGAACAACTGTAGAACTTTGGAAACCAGCACCCGGTAAACACACAATCCGATTGGTGCCCTACAAATTCAATAAAGAAAATCCTTTTATTGAACTTTATTTTCACTACAACATTAACAACAAATCTTACTTATCTCCGATGAGTTTTGGTAGACCCGACCCTATTGTTGAGTTTGCTGATAAACTTAAAAGAATGGGTGACAAAGAAGATTGGAAAGCTGCAAAAAAGATGGAGCCGAAACTTAGAACTTTCGTACCAGTATTGGTAAGAGGTGAAGAAGGTGAAGGTGTTCGTTTTTGGGGCTTTGGAAAAACTGTATATCAAGAAATTCTTGGTTATATGGCAGATCCTGATTATGGTGATATTACAGACCCAAATGAAGGTAGAGATATTACTGTTGAAGTAGTATCGGCTGAAGACAGTGGTACTTCTTACCCTGTAACAACTATCCGTGTTAAACCAAAGGAAACTCCAATGGCAACTTCAAAAGAAGAAACGGATAAGTTTCTAAATTCCCAAAAGGAAATTACTGAACTTTATTCAGAATTAACTTATGCAGAATTGAAAAATGTATTAGAAGGTTGGTTAAATCCATCTGGAACTTCTGATGATGAGGTATCGGCATCTGCTCAAACCCTATCATCAACGGCTAAAGATGAAGATGAGGCACCATTCGATACAACTCCATCAAAACCAGCAACACCAGCACCAGCTCCTAAGAAAGTTGATGATGTGGCAGCAGCTTTTGATGACCTTTTCAATTCATAAAATAAATAAGTTAATATGGCGAAAGCAACTAAGGAAGTGGACTTAGCAGAAGTGCTAGCGGACTCCCTAAACAAACAAGCAAAAGACCAAAAGGTAGCATTCTTTTTGGACAACAATGACTCCCCTACAAACGTAGAAGGTTGGGTATCAACTGGAGCATCAATGTTGGATGTGGCAATCTCTAATAGACCTTATGGAGGTTTGCCTGTTGGTAGAATTACCGAAATTACGGGATTGGAACAAAGTGGTAAATCATTAGTATCAGCTCACTTACTTGCCGAAACTCAAAAGTTAGGTGGTATAGCTGTATTGATTGACACGGAGAATGCAGTAAGTAGAGAATTCTTAGAAGCCATTGGAGTAGATACAACTAAATTACTTTATGTAGCAGCTGAGACTGTTGAACAATGTTTTGAATATACTGAAACTATCATCGAAAAGGTGAGAGTTGCATCGAAAGATAAGTATGTAACAATCGTTGTGGATTCAGTAGCAGCAGCATCAACTGAAAAGGAGATGGAAGCTGATTATGGTAAAGATGGTTACGCTACGGATAAAGCAATTATCATTTCCAAAGCAATGCGTAAAATCACAAATCTTATTGGTAGACAGAAAATCACTTTGGTTTTCACAAACCAATTAAGACAAAAGATGAACGCAATGCCATTCTCTGACCCTTGGACAACTTCTGGTGGTAAAGCAATCGCTTTCCATGCATCGGTTCGTTTAAGATTAAAGAGTATGGGAACGATTAAGGCGAAAGAAAATGGTAACGATAGAATCGTAGGTATTAAAGTTCGTTGTCAGGTAGTAAAGAATAGGATGGGACCTCCGTTACGTTCCGCCGATTTCGATATCTTCTTTGACAGAGGGATTGATAACTATGGAGCTTGGTTGGGAATGATGAAAGAAAATGGAATCGTAAAACAAAGTGGTGCATGGTATGAATATACTGATATTGATACTGGTGAAATCATTAAGTTTCAGGCGAAAGATTTTCCTTCTACATTGGAAAACAATCAGGAAGTAAAAGAGCAAATCTATAAAAGGATTTGTGAAGGTACAATTTTACAATACAAAAAAGATTCACTTGATACTGATAATTTGGTGACAGATTCAGAAGTAATAGGTGATTAATAAAGGTTACAAAAAATATGAAAGAACTATACAAAAAATTACTCAATGAAGTTGAGACAGAACATGAATCAAACGCCCAAAGGGTAAGGAATGGTAGAGTTCTTATCATAGATGGACTCAATACCTTCATCCGTAGTTGGACAACCAACCCTACAATGAATGAGGATGGTGACCACACAGGTGGAGTTATTGGTTCATTGAATTCAATCGGATATCAAATCCGCCAATTCAATCCTACTAGAGTTATCCTTACTTTTGATGGTAAGGGTGGCTCTAAAGGTAGGAAAGAATTATTTGAAGGCTATAAAGCTGATAGAGGTAAGAATCGTTTTAGGGTTAATCGTCAATACCCTGAAATGATGAGTGAAGAAGATGAGCAGGTTTCAATGAAAAGACAATTTGTGTGGTTAGTAGACTTGTTAGATAGTTTACCAATTACTACAATGATATATGATGGTATTGAAGCAGATGATGTTATCGGACACATTGCTAAGCATGTGCTTGGTGAAGAAGATGAATGTTATATTGTTTCTACCGATAAAGATTTTTTACAATTAGTGGATGAGAAAACTTTTGTTTATTCACCAACTAAAAAGAAACTTTACAATAGAGAACTGGTTAAAGAGGAATGGGGAATATATCCGCAAAATCTTTTACTATTCAGAACATTGGATGGAGATAATTCAGATAATGTGCCTGGCGTAAAAGGATGTGGATTAAAGACAGTTCTTAAAAGATTTCCTGAATTATCGGAAGATAGAGAAATAACTTTTGATGAGTTTTTTCAAATGTGTGAAGATAAAAAAGGAGATGCTAAAATCTATGAAGATATACTTGCAGCTAAAGATGATGTACTAAGAAATAGACAAATCATGCAATTGCAAGAACCACATATCAATACAAATACAAAGTTGAAAATCAATGACCGTTTTGCCGAACCAAACAAAAGGTTTGATAAAATGGAATTCATCAAAGCCGCTATGAAGTATAAAATCCTTCAAAATTGGAAAGACATAAACGATTGGCTTAAATCAACTTACACAAATATAATAGTAAAATAATTTGGTGGACTCACTAAATTATCGTATATTTGTAGAACTTTAAAACATAAAATGCAGAGCGAAGATACATTATCAAAATACGGGCAATCATTTCAAACTAAAGTAGTAGCTGCCATCTTAAGTGATGATAGAATGTTGGATACTTTGGGTGATGTGATTCACAAAAAATTCTTTGAATCTGAAGCAAACAAATGGATTGTGGATGAAGTGGTAGTATATTATAGTGAATATCATAGATTACCATCATTGGATGTATTTAAGGTACAAGTATCCAAAGTTGATAACCCAGCATTACAAAAAACAATAGTAGCACAATTAAAAGAAGTTTATCAAAGTATTGGAGGTTTGGACCTACAATATATTAAAGATGAATTTACCGCATTTTGTATTAATCAAAACTTAAAGAATGTAATCGTACAATCAATCGATTTACTAAAATCAGGCAACTATGATAAAATCAAAGAGTTGGTTGATAAAGCATTGAAGGTTGGTGTTGATGCTGATTTAGGTATGGATTACTTAACCGATTTCGAAGAACGTTATGATGAAACCTCTAGAGATACGGTAGCAACTGATTGGGATTGTATTAATGAATTGATGAATGGTGGTTTGGGGCCAGGTGAATTAGGAGTTGTAGTTGCACCATCTGGTGTTGGTAAGACTTGGGTTTTAGCAGCATTGGGAGCAGCAGCTGTAAAAGCTGGAAAGATTGTAGCTCACTATACATTAGAACTTTCACAAGGGTATGTTGGATTAAGATATGATACTGTGTTTACACATATTGCATCATCCGATTTATCACAACGGAGAGATGAAGTATTGGATAAAGTAAAGAGATTAAAAGGTAAACTTAAAATCAAATACTATCCACCTAAAGGAGCATCATCCAAAACAATTCAGGCCCACTTAGAAAAAATGATAGCAGCCGGTAATAAGCCCGATTTAGTAATTGTGGATTATGCTGATTTGTTGTTATCACATTCAAACAAAACCGATAGTACATACGCTGAGCAAGGTGGGGTATATATTGATTTAAGAGGAATGAGTGGTGAGTTAGGAATTCCAATTTGGACAGCATCACAAACAAATCGTTCAGCAATTGATTCCGAAGTTATTGAAGCTGATAAGATTGCAGATAGTTACGCTAAAGTAATGAACGCTGACTTTATTATGAGTTTAAGTAGAAAGGCAAAAGATAAGTTGAACAATACGGCTAGAGTACATATTATGAAGAATCGATTTGGACAGGATGGTATAACCTTCCCAGCTAAAATGGATACAACACATGGTAATTTAGAAGTATATACTGCATCATCCTCTGATGGTATCATAGCATCTAAAGAAAGTGCTAGTGGTGCTGAAATGGAGAAGCAAATGTTACACAAAAAATATATGGATACAATAGTAGGTAGTAAAGCACCTATGGTATCTGGATTAGGTTAAATAACAATTAAAAACAAAAACTATGAACAGTCAAGAACTATTCGAACAAATGAAGACTCTTTTCACAACATTTGAAACAGAGCACAACGGAACTAAAAAAGTAAACAAATCAAGAGCTAGAAAAGCTATTGGTGAATTGAAAAAGTTAG